TGACGCTTGGTAAGTTGGGCGCACGTGTGTTCTATACCGGCGAGTTGGAAGAGTCAAGCATGATCCCATTTGCCGCACAGTTACGCCAGCAGTTGACTGTTTCAGGGCAGGAATACCTTGAGTCAGCCATTATTGACGGCGACACCGAAACAACCGACAGTAAAAACATTAACAACATTGGCGGCGCTGAGGTTACCGGCGGGCATTACCTGATTTTTGACGGCTTCCGCAAGTCATGCCTGGTCACCAACACAGCCAATTCACGTGCTGGCGGGGCCTTGACTATTGATGACTTTCTTGAGACCTTGAAGCTGATGGGCGGCGCTGGAATCAATGCGCTGGATAATACCAAAGTTTCATTCATCATCGACCCGAATACCAACTGGAAAGCGATTGCATTACCAGAAGTTTTGACCCGTGATGTGTACTCAGGGGCAACCATCGAGAACGGCAAGCTGGCAAGAATCTTCGGTTACAACGTAGACGTGAGCGGCGCGATGCACTTCATGAGCTCAGTTCGCAAAGCCGACAGCGCCGGCAAGGTGAACACCACCACAGCCGCCAATAACCTTTACGGTGCGATCCTGGCAGTCCGCTGGGATCAGTGGAAATTGGGGTGGATGCGGCACATGAAACTGGAAACAACCAGATTCGCAGCCTCAGACAGCACCGAGATTGTAGCCATGATGAGAGTTGGCTTGAAGCAGAGGGACACCGAAGCGTCGGCAATAACTTACGGAGTCATAGTTTGATCTAATCCAATACGATAGCCTGATGGTAGGGGAGGGTAAAACCTCCCCTCCGGAGGCAAAGGAGAATAGAAAATGGGAAACACTTATGTTTTACGGAAGAAGAAGTCAAGCCTGCGTGACCTGAAAGACGGCAGCGCCGCGTTGAATTATGGGGTCGGAGCAAACCGTGTATTTTATGTGGATTGCAACTGCGGCAGCGATGGCAACGAGGGCGATTCATGGGATAACGCCTTGAAGACCCTCACGAAAGCTATGGCACTTTCACACGCTGATATTGCTTCCGGCGCTTACGGCTGGGCGGCTCGCAACGTGATCTATGTTCGGGCTGACCAAACGGCTGATGCTGACGGTGAGGACTTTACCGCGCTCGCGCAGAAAACTGACATTATCGGGGTCGGGTCTGTTGACCATCTACGGGGTGCCAGGATTATCGGAAATCATGTAATCGGTTCAGGCGCCTATATGGGCTGCCGGTTTATCAATATGATTTTCAAAGCACCGGCGGCTGGTGGGGATATTTTCACAATTCCTACCACGACTTCAGGCCTTACTTTTGAAGGCTGCACTTTTGACGCCACCTCAACAGCGGCCGCAAGCGGCGCAATAATCGCCGTAGCAGTTGAATCGCTGACAATCAAGGACTGCCTGTTCATGGGGCCGTTCGCTGACTCGGTAATCGAAATTGGCGCTGGAGAAAGTAACTCTCTGCTTATTCAGGGGAACATCATTGAAGGCGGTGAAGTTGGCGTAGAAGTATTATCAACTGCAACCTGTGCTGTACGGGCTGGGCGCATTCTTGAAAACACAATCAATACAACCAAAGAATGTATCAAAGAATCTTCAGGCAAATTCTACGTCCACAATAATACTGTTGTGACTGGAAACGCCAAAGGTGCAGCAGGTGCGGGCGCAATCGTAGCTGGTGCAAAGATGATGCTGCAAAATCACGCTGCTGCTTCAGACGCAACCGGTCTGATCATTCCTGCTAACGCATCGCTATAAGTTAATGACTAACGAGGCGGGCTTAATCACCCGCCTCAAAAGGTAAACTATGAAAGTAAAGTTTTTACGAGATTATCACGGCCCAGAGACAAGCGAATTCAGACACCTTGAAGGTGCTGAGGTTGTACTGGATGACGCCATCGCAGAGGATTTTATCAAGCGTCATATCGTGATAAGCATTGAGCCGAAGGCTGAGGAAATCAAAGAAGCTGCACCGGATAAGCCGAAGGTAATCACAAAACGAACTAAAAAACACTAAAGAGGCATAAATGCGAACGATCACAATGAAATTAGTTACACACGCCTCAACCGGCGCAGCGACAACCAGCGGGGAACGCAGCATTTTTGGGCGGTTATACGCCATTGAATACCGACCAGGCACCATAGACACAGGGGCAACCGTCACAGTCACTTGCGAGGGGGCAAGCACTAAAGCACTGCTAACAAAAGCCAACGCAGGCACTGCTGATACCTTTTATTATCCCCGTGATTTAGTCCATGCCGTAGCAGACGGGGCAGCGTTGACTGGCACCTCAGGCGGGGATAGATGCTTGCCGGTACTCAATGGAACGCCAAAGGTTGTTATAGCGTCAGGCGGTAACAGTAAAACCGGCTATGTGACTCTGTACTACTTAGAGGACTAATGACAATCAGCAACGGTTATTGCACGCTGGATGAATTCAAGAAGCACCTCACTATAACCACGCATGACGCTGATGATGATGCGGCCATTGAAAATATCATCGAAGGTTCAAGCAGGCTAATTGACAACCTGGCAGGGCGCTGGTTTTATCCAAAGACTGAAACCCGTTATTTTGACGTGCCAGCCGGTAGAGAAATTGAGTTAGACGAGGATTTGCTAACCGTCACAACTTTAACGAATGGCGATGATACGGTAATCACTTCGACTTACTACTCATTGATACCGCGCAATAGCACTCCAAAGCATTCACTGATAATGAAAACCACGTCCATTTATAACTGGACTGGCAACAGCAGCGGTGACACAGAGGGGGTTATCAGCATTGCAGGGACTTGGGGGTATGCAGCGACAACGCCGGATGATATCAGGCAAGCGTGCTTGGAAATAGCCTTATCAGCGTATAAGCGCAGGACGGGGGAAAACACGACAGGCGTAGCAACCGTCACAGCGGCGGGCGTGGTCATAACACCGCAGGACATACCAGGCGGGGCGCTATCAATCATCAGGCGCTACAAGAGGCACATATAATGACGCTGGCAATCCAAACCATAACACGGGCTATTGCGGACTTGTCTATCAAGGGCGTCATAATCCGAGACACCCACGAAATACCAGAAGCGGTGGACGTAAGAATGTGTCCAATACTTTACCCGGAGCCGGTGAATTTTATCAGCGGGTTTTCAGTTGAGCGTGACAGTTATGGGGCTGCAGCACAGGCTAAAAAGACGGTGACTTATACGCTAACTTATACCTACCTGCACGCACCGATTGGCACAGGGCGGGGCTTGTTTGACGTTTATGACGGGCTTGTCAAGAATGTATTCGCAATCCTTGACGCCTTGATTTTAGCAGACGCCTTGACGGGAACAATCGAACTGATACCGCTAACGCCGGTAAATGTGGGGCCGGTTGGTGATCCAGCAGGTAATCGTTTTCATGGCTGCCAGTTTGAACTGTCAGTCACAGAATTTGTAAACTAAGGAGGGCTATGACCAGAACAGTTAGTAAGTACATGAGGGTCTATGCCGGCGGGTATGACATCAGCGGCAATACTCGCAGTATAGGGCCGCTAACGTGGACTTTTGAAGAGGAGTCAATGACGTGCCTGAACTGGCCGGTAGCTGGGACATTACCTGGCAAGGCAACGATGGGATGCGGCACGCTGAACGGGCTATTTGACTCAACAGCGATAACGGGGCTGCACGCTTTACAATCAACCTCAGGTGTCACCCGTGATGTAATGATACCAATCGGCATGAGCGCAGCGCCGACATACGGAAATCCCGTTTACATGGGACAGTTTCCGCAAACGGGCTACATGGTAGAGCCAGGCGAGATTATGTCAACGGTGAGTATCACGTTTTCAAGCAATGACGTCTCAAAGGGGCTAAAATATGACAAACCGTGGGGGGTATTGCTTCACCCGCTGGGCGCTGAGACAGAGGCTAACACCAATGAGACAAACGTCCATAACAACGGGACAGGCACAACCGCTGGCGGTTATCTCATGTATCAAATAACAGCGGTAGCAGGAACAGGCAACGCCACGATCAGCATAGACGACAGCGAGGACGGCGAGACCTACGGGGCATTATCAGGAGCCACAAGCGGGGCAATAGCGCATACTGCGATACCTTGCGCCGGCATTGTTCAATTAGCGACAAACGCCACAGTGAAACAATACTTACGTTTCCAGGTGGCATTGGACACAATCACCAGCGTGACTTTTGCGTTGGCATTTGTAAGGGGATAAGGGAGTAAAAATAAATGACAGCTAATACAGGAAGAACCACAAGCAATTGGGTTAGTTTCAATGTGCACGACAGCTCCGGAACTTTGCGCACAATTCCGGTTGACTCGATCAACGGCGTTGGTTTGACTTATCCAGAGTTAGACCTGACCGCTTTTCAAGATAAGGTTAGAGGCGTATTACCAGAAACGCCGGATTGCACAATTACCATCACCGGGCCGTTTGATACCACGACAGCGCAGGCGGTTGGAACTCTATCAGGTTCACACACCGTTTTGAGCGCCATTGCGGGCGGGGTTACGCCATTATCGCTTGACGTGCAAATGGGTATCAGACACGCATGGGAATCTGGCGAACCTCAATTCGGCTTGACCGCTTCAACGCCTACGGGCTTCTTGTGCTTAGAATACACCGTTGACCCGTCTGCTGGAAAGTACAGCGCAAAATTCCGCTGCAATCCTGGCAGTGATGCACCAGCTTGGGGAACAACCGCTGAGACATAATCTATGACTAAAATTCTAACCTCACCAGTCAAACGATTTTCCGGCACGGTAGAACTTTCAGACCCGTTGACCTTTCCGCAGTATATGGCATGGTCGAAGGCGGTTCAGGCAGCGTCAGAACAGAGGGACAAGCTAACGGCGATCACCGTAGGTTATGACGACATTGTGACTGAGGTAATGCTACCTGCAATACTGCAATGTATTGAAGCATGGCATATCGCAGGCGTGCCGGAAAAGCCGACAGTAGAAACCTTTCCAGCGACACCAAGAATGTCAGCAGGGCGTTTGATAGCCTGGCTGGCGGGTGAAATCGGGGCGGTTATCAGCGAAGAGGATGAGGAAAAAAACGAGTGATGGGTCGTGCTTATGCTTACATAGCTGAGGGCGACCCACCACCGATGGAGTTAGAAGCGGTCAGACTGGTAAACAAGTTCGGAGCTAATGCGGTTTATGGGCGACAACTGGGGGCGTGTGAAATGCGCTGTATGGAAATTGCCGAGACGGTAATCAACGCATACCAACAGAAAACAGCGTCTGGCAATTGGGCGAAATGGGCGGCTGATAATCCAGGACTGAACAGACTGTTAGACGAGGCAGCGGGGTACGCATATGGCGGGTAATGCAGTACAGATAGTTATACAAGCGGTTGATAAAGCCTCTAAGGAAATACAGAACGTCAATAAATCCTTATCAGATATGGATAAGTCCGCTGGCGGTTCTGAGAAATCAATCGGCGGAATGGGCGCCAGTCTTAAGGGAATGGTTGGCACGTTGAGCATGGCGGCGGGTGCTGCTGCAGCCTTTGGTATGGCGGCTAAACAAGCCTTTGACTTGGGGCAAGAGGGGGCGTCATTACTACGGCTTGAAGAGGCGTCTGGCAATTTAGCGGCGTCTCTCGGCTCCAATATGGATGAGGTTGTTTCGGCGGTTAGCAGGGCGTCACTTGGTATGGTATCCGACATGGACATAATGGGAGCCGCCAGCCGTGCAATGATGCTGGGCGTATCAAGCGACTCGCAGCAGTTAGCACAGCTTATGGAAATTGCCGCAAGCAAAGCACGGGCAATGGGGCTGGATACCACGCAAGCATTCAATGACATTGTAACGGGTATTGGGCGTGGCAGTCCGCTAATCCTTGATAACTTGGGTATTGTAATCAACGCCACAGAAACAAACAAAAATTATGCCGAGTCAATCGGCAAGACTGCTGAACAGCTAACAGAAGCCGAAAAGACACAGGCGCTATTGAATAGCGTACTGACTGAAGGCGCGGCACAGCTTGAAGCGGTTGGGGGTTTGACACTTGACGCCGCTGGCAACTTTGAGAAGTTCGCAGCCAATACCAAAAACGCGGGCGATGCATTCAAGAAAAATTTAGCTGAACCGATGGGCGGCATTATCGGCGTACTCAATCAATGGATGTTTGGGACGATTGAAGCAACAAACGCTATAAAAGCGGAAACAGACGCAATCAAAGCCAGCGGTGCAACACGGCAGGAAATCATCACGGCGCTGCGTGAATATGCTGATGCCAATAATCTGGTTATCAATTCCGAAGGTGAATTGACGCAAACCTACCTGGTGGGTAATCAAGCCAGGACACGGATTATTGACGAAAACTACCTGATGATTGATACTTATGAGGCGTTGCCGGCAGCAACAGAGGCGTTGGCAAACGCTAACAAGGACGCAGGCAAGGCGCTTGGGGAACACTGGGTAAACCTTGAGAAGGTATCAAACGGGTATCAGATTTACAAAAGTTTATTAGAAGATGCCGGCGCTGCTGCAGCTCAGGCGGCGATTGATAACAACAATTTGGCAATATCGCTGAAGGACGCCACGCAAGCGCAGATGGCAAGTACGCTGCTGGAAGAAATTGGGAAGATTGAAAGGTTATCAGGTGAAACAAAATTAGCGGTAATGACCGACATTGCAGACTGGGGCGGGTTAGCTGATGAAACATCACGGGCATTAGCGACAAACATGGAAACATATTTAGCGAATGTTGCCGCTGGAAATATACCGCTTCAGGATACAGCAACAATTATGGCGGAAGTATATAGCGGTGCCAAAGATGGCAAGGCTGATATTGATATTATCAACGGTTTATTCAAAGAACAAAACGACAAAATATTGTCACCGCTCAGACAAAAGACACAAGATTACAAAGAAGAAATGACGGATTTGAACGGGCAACTGGAGCCGGCGGCTGGGTGGATTCAAACTGTAAACGAGCGCTGGGCTATTCTATTGGGGATGGAGCGCAAGTTATCCTTTGAGATTGATTGGAACGAAACCGGCAGTCCTCCTGGCGGTGGCGTGGCGTTCAACCAGCCAGCAAATACCGGCACACGACCAGGCATGATTGGCACAGCGCACGGCGGTGAAGGAACTGTGCCAGCTGGCTATAATTCAGACTCATTCCCAATATTCACAAGATCAGGCGAAAATGTCACCGTTCAAACACCACCACAAAAGTTTGAGACAGACAAGCGCTTTGAGACGATTATCGCCATGCTATCGACACAACAGCCAGCCACAGCGCAGGATATAGCAATGGCGGTTAGAGACGCAATTATGATGATGCCAGGATAAAGCCAATGGCTGAGTATTTTGACGCAATTAAAATAGAGATGATGCTGGACGGGGAAACCTGGACGGACGTTAGCGCCGATGTCATAGCGCCGATTGATGTCAAGCAGGGCGTGCTATCATCCGACCCGCTGCAGCGAGTAGCTAACACGGGAACGATGAGTTTCATGCTGAATAACAGCGCCAGCAACAGCGCCGGGCTGTTAGGCTACTATGCGCCGAGTAATGCTAATTGCAGGACGGGCTTTGATATTGGATTGCCTGTGCGTTTGATGATGACTTATGACGGGCGTGAGAAATGCAAGTTTACCGGGCGCATTCCGGCAAACGGTATCAATGTTATACCAGGCGAGTTAGGCACAAGAAAAACGGCTGTTACAGTCACAGATTTTATGGATGCCACAGCCAAGTATGAGGTAGAACTTCCACAATTTACAACGAACAAAACGCTATCCGAAATTATGACGCTGCTGGTAGCGGATATGCCAATCAAACCAGAGTATGAGGATTACGACACAGGCGATTATACATACGCCGCTGTGTTTGATTTAGTCAGACCGAAAACAAGGCTGATGCAGGAATTCGGGGCGCTGGCGTTATCTGAAATGGGCTATATCTACATCACGCACAGCTGGACGCATGACGAGATACTTAAAGCCGAAAGTAAATCAGCACGCTTTGAAAATCCATTACTAACAGAACTGATAATCAACACATCCGAAAGCGGTTATCTGCTAATGGAAGACGGGGGTTATCTGCTGCAAGAGGACGAGGACAAGCTGCACCTGGACGAGCTGCAATCGGCTTGGGCTATTGCCGAGTCGCACATGGCAATGAAAACCACCTATAACAACCATTATGTAAACCGCGTGACGGCTAAAGTTTATCCACGACAAGAGGACAGCGAAAACCAGATTTTATTCAGCCTGCAAAAACCGCTTTCGCTTGACGCTGGCGAGACAAGAGAAGAATATCGGGTTACGTTCAAAGACCCGACTGGCGGCGGGGCAAGAGTAACAAGCCGTTCAATGGAAACGCCAGTCGCCACAACTGATTACACGATGAACAGCGAAGACGATGGCACAGGGGATGACTTGACGGCTGATTTATCAGTTACGGTAACTTACGGCACAAACGGGGCAGTTTACACGCTGGAGAATACCGGCGAAACAGATGGTTATATTACTAAACTGCAAGCAAGGGGCAAGGGTATTTATACCTACGATCCGATCGAGTACAGCGCAGAGGACGAAACCAGCCAGGCGGCTGTTGGCATTTACAACCGCACGATTGACATGAAATATCAGGATGATTTTGAAGTAGCAAAAGAAGGCGCTGAATTTATCTGCAGCAACTATTCAGGCATTGGATCAGTGCCAGAAACGGCACAAATGGCAGCGAACTTGAGTGCCAAGCATATGTGGGCATTTTTACAACTTGAGATTAGCGATGGCGTTTATGTTAGCGAAACAGTCACGGGGATAGACAGCTACTACATCATAAACGGGTACGAGTTTTCTATTTTGGATAACCAGCATGTGCTATTCACCTGGCACCTCATGCCGAGCAACATCTACGGCTGGCAGTTAGGCGTGGATGGACGCAGCGAGTTAGATTTGACCACAAGAATTAGGAGATAAACAAATGGCCTGGACGACACCAAGAACCTGGACGAGTTACGAACTGGTAACGGCGGCACTGATGAATACGCACGTCAGGGATAACTTGAAGCACTTTCAAGACACCCGCTATATACCGATACCGTTGAGCACCGCCTATTATGACAGCGGCACAATGGGCGGGTTTTTGACAAGTGCCACGATTGGCGTTGCTAAAGATGACGGCATTGGTTCAAGCGGCTTGACGACATTTCCATATCAGGGCATTACATTTCCCAATAGTGGCACGACTGGCGTGGCATTCAACTTCCACGTACCACCAGATTACGGCGGCTCGCCGGTGCTGTACTATAACGCCTGGAATGATGGTAACAACGTCTTAATGGGTTCAACGGCTGTATTTATAGCATACATCGGGGCGCTTGAATTTTCGCCGCTTGGTGGCGCTAAAGAAATAATGCTTGGAACAAACACTGATTCGTTATACGCTTATTCTTTGACTGGAATTGGTGAAGTATTTGGAACACAATCAATATCAATAACAAATACCGGCGGTCTGGCAGCAGGCAGAACAGGCGGTTTATATTTTGTCAGAACGCCAGGCGCTGAGGGAGATACTATAACGTCTGACATTGTACTAATGGATTTGTGGCTTGGTTATTCACCAGCGGCATAGGGGATAAATTATGGCTGATAAAAAGATAACAGCACTAACAGAACTCACAGCGGCAATCGGCACCGATATGGCGGTCATTGTTGACGATCCAGGCGGTTCACCAGCGACAAAGAAAATCACGGTCGCTAACTTGATAGGCGGCGCCATTGCAGCTAAGGGCGATATTTACGTAGGCACGGGGGTTAGCGCAGCCACAGCCTTGACGGTAGGCAGCAACGCACAGAAATTAGTAGCCAACAGCGCAGCGACAAACGGGGTTGCCTGGATTGATGATGATGTGGCGATTGAGGTAATGCTGGGTAACGGAGTCAATGAAATTCTAACAGGCGTTCAGTGTTACGTTGAAATGCCGTTTGCCATGACGATTGAAGCGGCGCGGGTGGTAAGCAAAGAAAGCGGCAGCATTGTTATTGACGTATGGAAGGACACTTACGCTAATTTCCCGCCGACTGATGCCGACACGATCACGGCCAGCGCACCACCGACATTATCAAGCGCCGCAAAGGCTGAGGACACAGATCTGACGGGTTGGACGGTGGCGCTGGCAAAGGGTGATTGGCTGGCGTTCAATGTGGACTCGGTAACGACTTGTACTTTAGTTACTTTATCTTTGACAGGCAAGCGGGCGGGTGTAGCATAATGGCTGCAGATGATAGCTACTCAAAAGTGCTAATGCACTTCTCAGGCGCTGATGCCAGCACCACGATAACTGATGAGTCTGGTAAAACATGGACACGCAGAGGCACGGCTCAGATTGACACAGCGCAGTATAAATTCGGCGGCGCTTCACTGCTATTGGATGGTAATAGCGATTGGGTTGATACGCCGGATAGTGACGACTTCTACATTGGCACGGGCGATTGGACGATTGATTGTTGGGTTAGGCTGGCGGCGACTGGTTCTGATTGTACGATTTGTCACCAGAACGAGACGGCTGGGGATAAATTTTTTGAGGTACTGATAAACGCCGCCGGTTCATTGGTTTGCAGATATTACACCGGCTCGGCTTATACCATTGCGGTAACAAGTCCGACAGGACAATTTGATGCCGACACCTGGTATCACATAGCGGTCACGCACGATGATTCAACCGATGATACAGCGGTATTCAAGAATGGAACAAAAATTCGACAAACAGTTGACACCGGAGCGCCGGCTAACTTGACAAGCGTTTTTCGGGTTGGTTCAAACGGAGCAAACCGATATTTCAACGGCTGGATAGACGAATTCAGATTCTCAAAAGGTATCCGGCGATGGACGGCTAACTTCACACCGCCGACAATCGAATATCAAACACCGGCAAGAACGGCACGGGGGCTAATAATCGGATGAAGAAATATGAATATATTGATGATGATGTAATCTGCATTGGCTGGGCGCTCATAGGTTTGACGGCGATGATCCTGTGCCTGGTTGGCTTTATTATCGTGGAGGTGGCATTTTGACATTGATCGTTGATATAAGTTACTGGCAACAGCCGGACAAGATTGACTATAACAAATTAGCTTATGCTGCTGACGGGTTTATTCTGCGAACTGCATACGGCAATCGTGAAGATACTGCCTTCAACAGACACTATCAAGAGTTAACTTCACGTGGAAAGCCGGTAGGATGTTATCACTTTATAACAGAATACATGACGCTGAGGTCACAGGTTGACACGCATAAAAGGATGACAGACGGCAAGACTTTTAAGTTAGGTTATTGGGCTGACGTTGAATTAGAATCCGGAGCCGATAATCTGACAGCAGGCAGGGTTATCGAATATCTGCAAACGGTGGACGCCGAAATCGCACCACACGACATTTACACAGGGAATTGGTGTTGGGTGCCAATCATGGGAAGCTCGGCAGGTTTATTTGGTCACAAGAAGTTGTGGATTGCACAATACACCAGCGGGCTGCCGACAATACCGAAGGGTTGGACTTCTTATTGGCTATGGCAGTATTCCTCTTCTGTGAGATTACCAGGTTATGACGGCAACCTTGACGCTAATAAGTTCAACGGCACTGCTGCAGATTTTCAAGCATGGGTCGGGACTGGGTCGGTGGGTTTACCGACCTACCCGGCCAAACTTATTAAGCCGTTACCTGACGGCTATCCTATCAGTCAGGTATTCGGCGCTAATCCGGCATGGTATCCGACCAGCAAAGGTCATAACGGGGTTGACTGGGCTTGCATCGTAGGGACGCCGGTTTACGCTATGCAGGACGGTACTGTTATTATTGCTGAAGCAAGGCAAGAGAAAACAGGCTACGGCAGGCAGGTCAGGATACAACACCCGGAAGGGATTAGCATTTACGGTCACCTATCAGGATTGGGGGTTAGTGTCGGCGAGGTTGTAAAAGCAGGACAGGAGATCGGTTTATCGGGTGGATCAACAAGCGACCCGTGTTCTGGCATGTCAACGGGGCCGCACTTGCACGCTGAGTACAGGCTTACAAGTGGAGCGCCGCAAGTGCCTGGTGGTTATGTTTACGGAGCGATTGATATTTTGCCGTTGCTTGAAAGTATGCCGCCGGTTGAGCTTGAAACAGCGACTAAGGCGAAATTGCTTGTGAACCTGAATATTCGCAAGAGTCACGTATTCGGAAATAATGTCTGGGCAACGGCGCCAGCGGGGACGATGATTGAAGTACTGGAGCAGAAAGTAATTGCCGGTATTGTGTGGGTTCGTTGCGGCTGGAGTCAATGGTGTGTTGCTGGAATGTACGGCAATAAATATCTGGAGTTTGTAGAATGAGCAACTGGGCTGCATACAAAGAATCTGAAATCGGGCTACCCGTATTCAAGCGGGCAATTATAAGGAGTAACTAATGGCAGACAATGTAGCAATTACGGCGGGAAGCGGCACGAATATTGCCGCTGATGACGTTTCAAGCGTCTATTTTCAGAAAATCAAACTTGATGTAGGCGGTGACGGGGCAACACTGCCGGTTAGCGCAACGGCTAACGCAATACCAGTCAAGGCGCTGGATGATGTAATCACCATTGATGCTACGCCGGACACTAATGCGCTGTCTGAAGGCGATGTGGCTTTTGCAACGCAGGAAGTGGCAGGGTTTGCGACTGCAGCCGATGTAACGAGTATCCTGCAAAGCGTGACAATCTCTTGCGTTGACGATCAGGCGATTGGTATTGACCTGATATTTTTCAATGCCAACACCAGTTTGGGAACCGAGAACAGCGCACCCGACATTGACGACACCGAAGTGCTGACCGTCATTGGCAGGGTACAGGTCGGGGCGGGCAGTTTCTATGACTTGGGAACATCCACGATGGCTTGCGTTTACGGTATCGGGCTACCCATGAAAGCTGGCACGGGCGGTTCAATCTGGATGGCTGGCATTGCGAGGGGCGCACCGACTTATGCTTCGGGACATTTGCAGATTAAATTGGGCGTATTGAGGAACTAACCATGAGAAGCCGATATATAGCGGCAGTTCAGGACAAGCCGTGGTGGTTGGCGGGTGGCATTCCGGCGTCTGCTTGTATTGCGGCGTATCAGGCGAAGGGGGCGAGCAGTTATGAGGCGAGCAAGGTAAATCTGGCTAATCCGGGAACGTATGATTGTATTGCTGGCGGCGCAGTTGAGCCAACACTTACTGCTGACGGCTGGTTTTTTGCGGACGACACAACCCATAGACTTAATACACAATTAGTTTGTGGAGGCTACTGGTCTCTAATTGTTAAATTCAAAAGAGAGAATGAGAATTCCACTACTTATATATTTGGGTCGTATTCTGGGGTAAATTATCACATGATTTATCACTTGAATGCCGTTAATAAACTTGCTTTTTTAAATGGCGGGTCTACAAGAGTTAATGGGGTATTAGTTTTAGACGGAGTAGCCTGTCTTACAAATGAACAAACATACATAAATAATACAAAATATGGAACACCGACTGCTGGTTCACTACCAGGTGGAACATATGGTATTGGTATTGGCGGTAGGAGAAATGATGAAGCCATCCCAAATGATGTTTGGGTGGCGGCGGCAGCCATTTATTACAACACCCTTATAGATAATCAAGTCGCCGCACTCACCGCCGCCATGAATGCACTATGAGGTAACAACTATGCTACTTTTATTCTGGAACGGTTCAGGAACAAAGACAGGCGCAGTAAAGATTGTGCCGCTGAAAGGCGTGGTGATGGCTAACAGTACAGCGGTATCAATTACACCAGCAACAGGGAAGGTGGCAGTATGACAGTAAAAACGGGAACAGCATGGGCGGGGACGTTTACAACTCTTGACGCTACAGGGGCATTGGCAACACCTTCAACGGGTCCCGCTGGCGTGCTTTATGTTGACGGGGTTGCTAATGCAGCAGAAGTGACTATCACGGGGTCAAACCCGTATAAATTCGCAGTCACACTGCCGAGTTTGACAGCAGGGCAGCGGGTGGATATGTACATCACTGCCACGATTGCCACGATTGCAACGGCGGGCATTGTGGCAAGCGAACAGGCGGACACGTTTATCGTAAGCGACATTGAAACGCTGGTTGATGGTCTTGAAACGATGCTGACCGATATTCACGACACGGATTTACCGGCGGTGAAAAGTGACACGGCGGCTATTCTCGCAGACACAGGCACGGATGGGGTTGTCATCGCCGCCGCTCAGACTGTGGCAACCGTGACAGACGTAACTAATGCGGTCAAAATAAGTGCAGGAACAGGGGCGGGGCAACTTGACTTTACAAGCGGCGTTGTCAAAGCAAACCTTGCGCAGATACTCGGCACGGCACTGACTGAAACGGCGGGACAGATTGCGGCGGCGTTCAAGAAGTTTTTCAATGTTGGATCTCCTACCGGAACGGTGAACAGCCTGCCTGATGCAGCGCCAGCGGCTAACGGTGGATTACCGACAACCAACGGGACTAAAGTTAATCAGACAGTGGACTTGACGGCGGGGCAGTCTATCGCAGCCAACGGCGGTACGGTCACGACTTTGACCAACCTTCCAGCAATAACTGAAAACTGGCTGACTGGCACGGGCGTGGATGCAACGGCGGTGACAAAACTACAGGCAAACCTGGCACTAAAGGCTGATTTGCAAGATGTTGAGGACAAGATCGATGTGATTGCGACCGACACAACGACCGAGATCCCAGCGGCAATTGCTGGAGTACCGGCGGCAGTATGGGGTTATGCAACCAGAACGTTGTCATCATTTGGAACACTGGTAGAAGATATTTGGGGCTATGTGACCAGAACATTAAGCACATTTGGGTTTACAGTTGCAACGAACAGCGACGCGAACGTCACAGCGATTAAGGCAAAGACTGATTTGATACCGGCTTCTCCTGCACCAGCCAATGAGTATGACGTAAGGATGGCGGCGATTCAAGCGGATTTGGATAACACGGCTCAGTATAAGGCGGATGTCTCAGGGCTTGCGACTGCGGCAAATCTGGCAACGGTGGATGGGAAAGCAGATGCGATTAAGCTAAAAACTGATCTTATTCCAGCAAGCCCAGCACCGGCTAATGAATATGACGCAAGGATGGCTGCAATCCAGGCAGATCTTGATAATGCAGATCAGTATAAGGCAGATGTAAGCGCCATTACCGGCGCAGCACTTTCAGCTTCTGGAGTTGACGCAATTCTGGACGAGGTGGTAGTTGGTACTTACACCATGAGGCAATTATTGGCACTATTCGCAGCTAAACTACACGGCACGGCTGCAGGTGGTAATACAGACACAATCACCTATGATAGCCTGGACGGGACAACGACAAGCGTTATTGTTGAGACAGTTGATGAAGACGGGAACAGAACAGTTGTATTGACGGTGTAACTATGACGCAACTTTCACAACCAACAGGCGGCACATTTCCAGCGGGTAGTTTCCCGATACGCACGTTTCCAACGCTGACATGGCCAGTAGCGCCAGCAGAGTTAATCCGTTATGCGGAAATACTGAGGTTTTCACTACGAATGAACTTAACGCTGGAAATGATTGCAATATTGAATCAGGTCATTACTAATACCTATTCAGAACTGGAGACAAAATGAGCGATAGCGGCACAGTAATTCACGTAGGAGACGTAGGAACAATATTTAGGGTAACTATTGTCAAAAGTGATGACGTGACAGTGGTGCCAGTAAACACTGCAACCAAAAAGGAAATTCTATTCCAGAAGGGTGACGGCACACGGGTTGCTAAAACGGCGGCATTTTATACAGACGGCACGGACGGGATTATCCAATACGTTGCAGTAGCTAATGACATCAGTGTGGCCGGCACCTGGTATTTACAGGGTTATGTAGAAATGGGCGGGGGTAAGTATTATTCGGAAATTCTGCCATTTTCGGTCAAAGAAAATCTAACTGCAGCATCATAAAGGGGAATCATTTGACAAAATCAAAAAGGCGAGTCTCACGGAAAAACACGCAAATTATATACAGCAAAACAAGCAACAGCACGCGAGGCGTTGTATATAGTGAGGTGGTAGAGAGATACACAGAAACAAAATATTTTGTCACCTCAGATTTACATATTGACAGCGTTTATTGCGACAGAGACTACTTAGTAAATGACCTCAAAGATGCGGTTAGTAAAAACGCAAAGATAGTGATCCTGGGCGACCTGTTCGATGCCATACAGGGAAGATTCGACCCACGGCGGAACATGGACGAATTACGGCCGGAGTACCGGCGGGAGGATTATTACGATTTTGTTATAGCAGACGTGGCCAGAATACTGGAGCCATTTGCTAAAAACATCATGCTAATTGCGGACGGTAATCATGAATTGAGTGTGCTAAAATATGCCGGCACGAGCATGATAGACAGATTGATCGAGCGGTTCAGCATGATGGGATACTCGATACATAAAGGTGGTTATGGCGGCTGGATCAGGTTCATGTCTGAGGTAAATGGCGTGCCGCAAGGTTCAATAAAACTAAAATACTTTCACGGCGCCGGCGGTGAAGCGCCAGTAACAAGGGGGGCAATTCAAACCAACAGACAAGCCGTATATTTACCTGATGCTGACATTGTTATAAACGGTCATTCTCACAACCAGTTATATATTCCAATCGCAAGAGAACGATTGAGTAATAAGGGCAATTTATACTTCGATATTCAACACCACGTAAGAACGCCTGGTTATAAACAGGCTTATGCGGATGGCAGCACAGGTTGGGAAGTCACACGGGGAGGCGTGCCAAAGCCGTTAGGTGGTGTTTATATCACGCTTTACAATAATTCGATAAGACTGGAACAGGTAACGCACGCGCCAAAAGTTATTTCGCCGGTCGTCAATATTTATCAGGGGATCGTGTTTCCGCAAGAATAAAATTAGCAAAGCGACAGGTGTTAGAAGCAATAAAGACATTCTGAAAGCGCAGCGGGTATTTATTAGGCTTGCGCAGTAAACTCGCAAAAACAGCCTATATTTTCAATCGTAGAATATATCTCAATAACTTTTACTAATCACAATTATTATAATCATGCTTGCCTTAGCGATAAGGTGGGTATGATTGCATTATGCTATCAAACCTGCTAACTTATTTCTTTTTGTCATTATATTTATTGACAATCGAAAATGTAAATAAGGAATTCCTTATTTACATCATGCCCATAAAAGCCAATATTTAATACATGACAGGCTGATCATGCACGATAATCCGCATTTTTAGCGCATGATAATATCCATAATGAATGGACTTGTCCATATCGGCATTTGAATTGCAGTTCTGTACTATTATTCTAAAATGCAAGCCGGTATTTCTACCGGCTGCACCCGTCCACCGAAGCGAACGGGGGGACTGGTCTGATGCTTACGCAGAGCAGAGACAACCTCATTATATCACAACTGCAATAATTAGTCTCAGTCTAATTATCGAAGCACACGCCACGCATGACACGCCAGGTATGTTATCTCACGAATTCTTTAAGGTAAATATCTGAATTTGTTAAGGTAAATCTCTTGAATTAAGTAAACAATAGTGTATACTATATATAACGAAAGGAGTTATATATGGCACATCCCAAAAAAGAAAAAACTGTAATGACAAGAATAAGGGTATCAGACCGGGATCAGGTCAAGCGGCTGGCTGATGATGATGGCATATCAATCAGTGATATGTTATCAGTGATTATCAATCAGTGGATTAAAGACCAGGCTAAAAAGTACGATCAGTTGTTTAGGGCATAATTGGAGGGCATGATGAACCGATTTAGAGGCTGGTGGAATTTAGTAAATTGCGACATCGCAGAGATGGGCAAAGTGGATTCGATGACTTTATGCCGCCGGGTGTGTAAAGAGACTGGCGAGCATTTTGATTTGCACGAGTTTTCAAGCTACTTGGAACACTTAACGTCAGTCGGCTTTATGAAGTATGACGGGCAGACTAATGACGGTCACCAGATTTACACCTACATTCCGGAAAGTAAGCGTCAAATTAGGGAGAGCTGAGATGGTTGAGTCAGTAACTTTAGCAGAGGCAAGAATCAATAATGAGTGGTTCAAGGTGCGGGTTGGCCGGCTTCACTATGACCGGCGGGGCGAGGCTTATCACCGGGTTGAGGTTATCGGATTTACGCCATTCTTTGAACAGTCACACGGCGGGCCATGCTGGATGGACTCAGGCGATGTTTATCTGAAGGACATTCGCAATCAGAGGCAATGCAGCCATAAGAATATCGAGTTCAAATATTCATGGGGCGAGCATGACGAGGTTGAGGATTACTTTTACTGCTTAGACTGCCACAAAGTATTAGTGGACGCCGGCGGGTATATGGCGGTGGTGCGATGATCAAAACATTTGGCTGGATATGTTACGGAATCGGTTTATTTATCATGCTGGCGTGCAGCGGTATCTGGCCGGCGGTTATATCAATCCTCATTGCGGGCTTCGCAGTGTGGGCAACTAAAAATAGTTTACCTTAGAGGAGCACAGAATGGAAAAAAATTTAGCAACAACGATTGACAGTCAGGCGATAGAACAAGTTGTGATTGGCGGCGACCTATCAAAATTATCGTCTGAACAGCGGGTGAGTTACTACAAGTCGGTTTGCACCAGCTTGGGACTCAACCCATTGACAAAGCCGTTTGATTATATCACTTTGAACGGCAAGCTGACTTTATACGCCCGGAAGGACGCTGCAGAGCAGTTACGAAAAATTAACAATATCAGCATTGAAAAGCCGGACATCAGTTTTCAGGATGAGTGGATTATCGTGACGGTATCCGCTTATGACGGTACCGGCAGGCGTGATTCTGACGTGGGTGTTGTCAATAAAAACGACATGAGCAAAAACTTCGGCAATGCGCTGATGAAGGCAATCACCAAAGCCAAACGGCGGGTGACGTTATCCATTAGTGGGCTGGGTATGCTGGATGAAACAGAAATTGACAGTATTCCGAATGTGAAGGTTGTTCCGATTGACGACTTAGAAATTATTGAAGCACCAAAGCCGAAGGGCAACGGAAACGGGCATAAACACGCCATGAATGAAAATCTTGAAGACTTGGGCTTTGAGCCTGAGCCATTACCTTTTGAGCCAAAGATGGACGTTGAGACCGCTAAGAACGTGACCAATTCACAGGGCGACAGGTACGGTGATCTTGACCGTAAAGCATGGGAAGCGATGGATAGAAATATCACAATCGCTATGCGTGACAAGGCATTGACACCAGAACAGCGTGAAGCCTACCAGTACAAACTTGATGCGCTGGCAGTACTGCTTAATAGCTGACATCTTCTCTCCTTCTTACGGCTGGGCGGTGAAAGCCGTCCAGCCAAAGGAAATACGAAATGGCCACTCCTAAATTTGAAAACAATCATGAGACGATAATCGAGTGTCCGTTATGTGGTGCAAAGTTACTTGTGAAAACTAATCACATAACAGAACACCAGTTTTTGGGCTGCCCTAATTTCCCAGAGTGCAGGCACACACAGCCTATACCCGATTCGTGGATACTCAGAGCGCAAGGACAATCAGAATTATTTTGAAAGGACAAAATGAACGCACAACAGATTATAGACGGATTAGAGGACTTATACGCACAGCGGGAATACTTATCCGCAGAAAAATCAAAACTGCTGGACGCTGCAATACCTGCAGAAGTCAAAGCGATTATCGCTGACATTGAGGCTGAATTTGCAGACAAGGCAGAGGCTGTCAATTCGCAAATTAGCGAAGTTGAAACAACAGCAAAAGAACTTGTCATCCAAGAAGGGGCAACCGTAAAGGGTAATCTTATTCAGGCGGTGTATTCAAAGCCACGTGTGACATGGGATAGCAAAATCCTTGAAGGGCTGGCAATAGCAATGCCGGTAATTGAGAAGGCTAAAAAGATTGGTTCACCGTCAGTATCATTCCGGCGGCTTGGTAAGGCGTGACATGCAACTGATCAAAATCCAGTCACAGCATGACATACCTTCCGGCACCTGGCATTGGCAATATCAGGGCGACCTTGACGCTGCGGTGAAACGGTATGTGGAACGCTTCGGCGAGCCGCCTGAGACCGTGCTGGTGACTGAAACCGGACTGGTGGCAATGCCACGACAGACACAGGTAATCAAGATAAGCGAATTAATAAAGGAGCAGGAATGATGGGCGTTGAATATTATTATTTGAATGATTTGAATAGGCTTTATAACAAGGCGATTGAGAATTGTGAGGGCGAGGAATTAGAGCAACTTCAATCTGCTTTAGATAATATCGAGGCGCACATTCGGTCATTAGAACATTGGAAAGATACCGCACTTCAAATTTCAAAAAATTGTGGCGAAGCCAATGCGGATGCCGAAAGACTTGCAACGGAATATATAAATACACTATCAGAGATTGGCGGGGTTTGGTGGGAAGACCCGTTTGAGAGAAGCAGCGCACTAATTGCACATAAAAATAGACTGGAGAGAAAATGATCCATTATTTTCATATTTACGTTGATATATACCCATATTTGGGTGAGAGTGAAGAAATTGAAACATGTGATTATGGTGGTAATGGATGGCACGTAAAAAATCACATGGAGCGTAACAAACTACTTTTTGGCAAAGTTTGCGAAAAACCAAAATTAATAACTGGAGAAACGTGCCTTAAGGGAGAGCTAAACAGAATTATAGATAGGCACAAAAGCGGAATGGGTATTGGATTGGGAATAAAAATATATCCTGTTGATGAACATGGAACTTATAGCGCGGCGGATGGTGACTAATGGCAAATGTAGAGGAGTCATCCGATGGGCTATAAACCAGTAATCACCGACCAGGACAAGCAGAATGTTTTATACGCACTAAGACTATACACCAACGCAGACAGCAGGCTACCAGTTGAAGCCGCCTGCAAAGTGTTGGATATAAGCCGCCGCAAGCTGCGATTTATCGTGCATGAGATCAATTCTGACGACACCGACCACCTGGTGCTGACTGACACAGACGAAGGCGGGTATTGGTTGGCTGTCAAAGGTGCTGACCCCGAACCGGCAGTCAAGCATTATTGGGAGGAGGAAAGCAGGGCGAGACAGATTGACATAAAACGGCGCGCAATGAAACGCAAGATTGTTTCACTTTATGGCAATGCTGCATTGGACCCGACCAGTAAACTGCAAGCACCGCTATTTTAGCTTGACAAAGGGCGTGAAAGGTGTACAATTGAAGTGTCTGGATTGCACTAATAATGTTAGCAACAATAGCCAGGTTCTCAGAAGGTGTGATCCAGACAATCGCAGCTAACTTTGAGAGCCTGGCTTTTGTTTAAGGAGTGTAAATGGAAATTGAACTTGACATAGCAGAAATAAAAGTTGGTCATAGGAAAAGAAAGCTGAACGAAGAAAAGATTGAAAGTCTTGTAGAAAGTTACAAGCGCATCGGGCAGCTTCAGCCTGTGACGGTCATAAAAGACAACGGCATGTATAAGTTGTTAGCAGGGCTGCACCGGCTTGAAGCTGCGAAAAGAAGCGGCTGGCAGTTAATAAAAGCATCGTTGTTTGAAGGTGATGACATCGCCGCTGAACTTGCAGAAATTGACGAAAACTTAATGCGCAATGATCTAACCGTTCTGGAGCAGGGTGAACACCTGGCAAGGCGGCAGGAGTTAATCGGCAGGAATGTTGGCAGGTATGAAGTTCCTAATGGTAGAACGGTTCTACCATTAAAAACCACGTTAGAAATTGCGAAGGAAGCTGGCATTACAGAAGCTTCAGCACAGAAGCGTATGCAGGTGGCGCGCAACATCGTGCCGGAGGTGAAGGATATCATCCGAAACACCGAAATTGCTAACAGCACAACACAGCTACTTGAACTCGCAAGGTTGGCGCCGGAGGAGCAGGTAGAAGTGGCAAAGAAGGTGGCGGATGGTGCTTTTAGTATAGCAGAGTCACTTAAGAAAATTGCCAAAGACAAGCGGGAAGAAATGCACAGCGAAAAGAGAAACCGTGCATTACCAGAAGGAAAGTTTTCTGTGATTTACGCTGACCCGCCCTGGCAATACGACAACAGCGGATTTAATGAATCCGCTGACAATCAATACCCGACTATGCCAGTTGAAGATATTTGTGAACTGCCAATTTCAAAACTCGCAGACAAAACGACAGTCTTATTCTTATGGGCTACTAATCCGTTATTACCGGAAGCATTGAGGGTGCTTAATTCATGGGGGTTTGAATACAAAACTAACATCGCATGGATTAAAGATATGGGGCGTGGCAAAGGTTGGTACTTGAAATCAAAGCATGAGCTATTACTAATCGGAGTGAAGCCTGAATCGCCTCATCCTGCAGAGCGGCCAGACTCTTGTTTTGAAGCAGACCGTGGAACAGTCCACAGCCGGAAACCTGAGAGAGCATACGAAATAATTGAGAGTATGTACCCGGGCAATAAAATCGAATTGTTTTCAAGAAATCATAGAGAAGGTTGGGAAGCGTGGGGGAATGAAGAATGAATATAGAAACATGCAGGACTGGTTACAACAAGCAAAGAAGCTACTCCGGCGACTATATGACTGCTGGATTAGCAGGTCAAAGTGTTGTTATTAATTTATTGCGTAGCCGACCAGAAATATTAGGGGTTAGCGATTGGAGCGACTTAGAAGCCGTTCAAATGGCTGACATAGACTGCGCAATAAAAACGATTAGCGGGCATGTAATTTTAGCAGAAATAAAAACAGACACCTATTTGGGCAGAACTGGAAATATTCTTTTTGAAGTGCTGAGAATAAATCATACATGTAATCCAGAGTACAGCATGGGGCTTGGATGGGCAGCCAGGACACCGGCTAAATATATATTTTATTATGCACCAGCAATCAACAAAGTTTATAAATTCAAGACCGACAATTTGCGGCTTGGTATGCAGAGATATACAAAAGACAAGCGCAAGGCAATCAGACTTGACATTGTAGAAACTGACAACATAAAAACAACAATCAATATATTAATACCGCTTGAGTATTACAAGGGCTTATTTGAAGTTTATGACTTGGAGTTTACCGATGGCTAATAGACGAATGATAACAAGCGACTTATTCGAGGATGAAATAATCGGCGGGTTGCCTGCGACTGATAGGCTGTTATGGGTGGGGCTTATTACCATTGCAGACGATCAGGGAAGGACTGCTGACAATCCTGCGCTGATACGGTCAAAGATATTTCCTTACGACGACATTACCGCTAAATCCATTGATGAAGGTTTGACGCACCTGGCGGAGTCAAGCAGGATAACACGCTATCAGGCCGGCGGCAAAAAGTGTATTCAGATCAATAACTGGTGGAAGCATCAGCGGTCACAATGGGCGGGTAAATCCAACCTGCCAGCACCAGAAGGGTGGACGGACAGGGCACGGTATAACAGCAGTGATGGTATCACGGAAATCAACTGGAAGGCTGATGGCGGTTATAACACTAATCCATATACTGGGGTAGATGGCGGGGTAGATGGCGGGGTAACTACTACGCCAGCCTTAACAGAAGTTAAGTTAAGTAAAGATAAGATTAAGGATAAGGTTAAGGATAAGGTTAAGTTAAGTAGCGGCGCGAGCGAAAATTCCAATCCTTATTCTGATGATGATCCTTTTGACAAAATTCAACACGAAATAGAACAATCAACTGGCTACCTTTCAACAGCCAAAGATGTACCTGCTATTAGGGAAATGGTAACAATCGGGGCTACTGCTGATGATATACATGCCGCCGTTGCCTGGTTTGCCAGTCAAGACAAGGTAGCACGGGGAGCGGCGGGATTACTGGGTGCTGTAACGTATCAAGTTGGAAAACGTAAGCAGGCCGATGTAAAAGCGCCATCCAACGGAAAGCGCAATGCTGCAAGCGATGATTATAGGCGTTATTTGAATGATCCGGAATATCAAAGGGCTATACAACAACAGGAGGCTGAATTATGACAACAGGCTGGATTAAAGACAGTGAGCGCCGGCCAAAACAATCGGGCTATTACATGACGGTTTGCGTGGATGACAGGACAAAAGAGCGGTTTCGATCAATGACTGAATATATCAAAGGTTACGGCTGGGCTGCGTTTGCAGCTACCGTGACACATTGGATGGACTTTCCAGAATTACCAGAGGAGGTGACAGAATGAACCGAGCCGAACTATTTTACAACCGGCTGCACCAGGCTATTGGCTTGACGGTGCAGGATGTTGACACGCTGGCAACCATGACCGAAGCCGTGATTATGCACACTTTACAAGCGGGCTATCACTGTTTGCAGGAGCAACAGCGGGCTGAGGCTGAGAGAAAAACACAATTAGAGGAGGTGGTGGAGTGAAACCTAATTTATATCAGTTGGCGGCAGAGATAAAAGCCGAAGGACACGACAAGTACATGGCGTGGAACCAGTACATAATCAGGACCGGATTAAAACCAGAAATTGACGCTAAAGAATTTTATGCGATTTACGAAAAGATAAGCCCAGCGGTTGCGACAAAGCCGGTTATCAATGCCACGCACCATGACAATTATTTTGGTATTGACTGCGAAATGACAACAGACGAATTTGGCGTAATCAGTATCGTCTGGTCCAGCGGGATGACTGGCGGTTATCCACCATGCAACCCGCCAGAGGAAGGCAGATATACACCATTGGAGTCTAACTAATGGAATACTGGAAAACAAAACGATTCGATAACTATGAACCGTCCAACCGTCTAACACCCGATGACTGCTGGGCGGCGTATGAGGCTACGGACGACAGCGACAAAAGCACGATGACTTACTATGCAAATAAGCTGGTCAAGCGAGTGCCAAAGTTAGGCATAAAAGGGGCTTGAGGTGGTGTTCAAAATGCAGTTA